GGAAGCAGCGCCCTGGTCGCGGCCGTCGCCGCGGGGACCAGCTTCTTGAGCATCGCCGCTGACAGACCGACGATGAACCTGGTCGAGTTGAGCGCGAGGAGACCGATCGACCTGATCCCGCCGATCGCGAACCCGAGCGCGAGCAGCATCGGGCCGATCGCGGCCGTCAAGCCCACGAGCGCGAGCGACGCGACCTGGACCCTCGGCGACAGACCCGAGAACGCGGCCGCCGCGTCGTCTGCAACGTCAAGCGCTCGCATCATCGCCGGCTCGAGCCTGACCAGGATGCCGATGATCTTGTCCCCGACTGGCGCGAGCGCGATGCTGACTCGGTTCCACAGCCTGCGAAGACGCTCGCCGCCCGTCCGCGAATCCTTTTCGAACTCGAGGATCTTCGCGGCCGTAAGGTCTGACGACTTGCCGAGCTGGTCCATACTGACGACGCCGTCGAGAACCGCCCTGGTCAGCCTCGCGGCGCCCTCGGAGCCGAACAGCTTGGTCGCGAGCGACAGCGCCTCGGTCTCTGTCTTCGCGTCTCGAATCGCGTTGATCGAAACGGTCAACGCATCACGCGCGTCAAGACCACCCTCGGCGAACCGACGCACGGCCTGGTTGATCCCCGGCATGACGCGCGACACGTCAATGCCCGCCGACTCGAGACGGGCCATGAGATCGGCCTGCTCGCTCAGGTTGATATTCGCGTTGGTGAGCACGGGGCCGAACGTGCGAAGGTTCTCGATTTGCTTGTCGACCGCAACGTCGTACTTCTGCGCGTTCTCGAATAGACGCGCGTAGACCTCGGCGCCAGCGTCAGCACTGAGGTCGAATTGCTTGATCAGCCGCCCAACACCCTGAGCCGCGGCCGCCGAGTCCTCCTCGAGCAGACGGGAACCCGCGAGCACCACGCGGGTCACGCGCTCGAGACTGTCACCCGTCTCGCCGGTCTGCGTTTGAAGCGAACCCATCGCCGCCGAGATCGCGTCAAATCCGTCGGGGGTTTCTTTGGCGATCGCGAGCATCGTCCGGTTGAGCGATTCCATTTGCTCCTGGGTCGCCCCGGTCGCCACCTGGATTCGCCGGCTCGACGTTGCGATCTTGTCCGAAGCGACCACAGACGCGGTGCCCGCGGCGACGATCGGGAGGGTCACCGACGCGGTCAGGTTCTTGCCCGCCGACTTGAGCTGGCGTTCCGTGCGGCGCCCGAACCGGTAGAGCTTCCCCGCCGCTTTGTCGAGGTTGCGGTCAAACCCCGCGGTGAACGCCGCGAGGTCGACCCTGAGTGTCCCGAGATACTTGTCAGCCATCGTGGTTCACCCCTAGCGCCTGACTGATCTTACCGGGAAGCTCCGCGGCGCGCTCTGCGTCGGTCTTCGGCGGGTCCAGGTAGGGGAACCAGTGAGACGGTTTCAGGGGCTCGCGCTTCCCGCGAAGGGGCGAGTGGGTGTCGATCATGCTGAGCAACGTCCCCCACTTCTGATCTTCGCGGCGAGCTTTCCGGTACGCCGCCTCGTGCACGGCGCGGAACATTTCGGGGCTCAGCGCCACGAGATCCGCCGGCGAGATCCCCGTTGCGACGGCGATCTTTGCCGTGAGACTCGTAGCGCTCAGCCTTCCCCCGCGGCCTCCTCCTCGTCCTGGTCGGTGTCACCATCCTGGTCACCGTCGGCCTTCGGCTTGTCGTCTTCGCGAACACCGAACAGGAACGCGACCGAATCGCTGAACGGGCCGACCATTTCCCCGAACACTTCGAGGAGGTTCTGGCCGTGGTCTGACTCAACGACCTTGTCCCCAACGCCGAGCGCTGCGCCGACAAACTTCATCGCGAACGTCACCCCACCCATGCGACGCAGACCAGCGACCCTGAGCCTGTTCAGCTCGGCCTCGGGGAGCGACGCAAGCTCGTCCTCGTTGTACGGGCGTTCGGGCGACAGCTTCGCCACGATCTCCCCGCACTCCAAACCTGTTCGCTGCTCGATGCGCACGAGGGTTGTCAGATCGAACCTGATCTCGCGTGCCCCGACCTTCACCGTCCCGACTGTCTTGCTGTTCACGACCGTTCTCCTTTCATAAAAAAAGTGGCCGGGCGATTGTATCGCCCGGACCACCCGCAAGACGCCGCATGAACGGCCATCAAATCGTTGCGCCCTCGTCAGGCTGTCGCGCCGTGTGTCACAGGGCCGGACGGGGTCAGGGTCACGGGCGTCGACATGCGATCATCCTTCGGCGTCGTCTGCCCGATGTTCGTGACGAACGCGGCGAACTCCCACTTGTACGCGCCATCGGGTGTGTGGATCTCGAAGTTGCGGAGCGTCTTCGCCGCGTGATCTGTTCGAAGCAATGCGTGTGACGAATCACCGCCGACGAAGTTGAGGTCGACCTCGACAGCGCTGGTCTCGAGCAGCGTCGCGATTTTCTCCATGTACCCGGCGGGGCTCTCCATGTGCGTCGCGTCAGCGGTGCCCAGCGAAGTCGCCGGGGGGTTGATCTCATAAACCTCGGCGATCGTCGAGAACGTTTCCGACACTTCGCCGTCCCCGATCTTGAGCAGGGTCCCGAAGCCTCCCGATGCTTTTGTTGCTGCCATTGCTGTTCACTCCGCTTGGGGTTGAAATCTCGTGCGTCACGCTCGATACAAGATCATAGCGTCAAGCTGCCGTTTGTGCCTCTGCAACTCTGGATCGTAGGAATCGCGGGGCTCAGTGAAGTCGACGATGTCAACGGCCGTCGTCTTCACACCTTCCCCCAGGTCTCCACGGAATCCGTCGAGCAGGTTCAGAACCGCTGAGCACACGCGAGCCGCGTCGCTGAACGAATCGCCGTAACAGTTGAACTCGAATCGCCCACGCACGAGCGGACCCGTCCCCAGGTTGTGCGGCTTCGCCCGCGAGCCCGAGATTTTCCGGAACATGATCGCCGGCCCGCTGTTCTCCGGGGGGACCAGGTTCGGGAACACGCGGTCGCTGACCAGGTCGGTGATCGAGGTCGCCGCCTGGAGGTGCGCGTGAATCGCGTCCTCGACGTACTCGGTGTCAGACATTGAGCTTCCTCAGACGTTCGCGAGCTTTCTTCAACACGGCGTCGAGGATCTCGCTCGGGTTCTCGTCGATCGCCGGGCGAAGGAACGGCTGTGCCTTGGCGCCGGGGTGAACGCTGTTGAGCTGACGCTGCTCGTGCGCTTCGGTCCCGAACTCCGCAAGGTGCGCGATATGCCGAGACCTGGTCCCATTCTTGATCGTGACCGTCGCGCGAATGTCTTTGTCGCCGCGTCGCGTGCGACGTGTCCTCGCGATGATGTCTTCCTTGAGCTGGCCCGTCCGCTCGGGCGCGTTCACCTTCGCACGGTCGCGAACCACGCGGGCGCCCGCCAGCACCGACGTTCTGAGCAGGTTCGTCTTCACCCTCCGGTCCGTGATCGACTTGATCCGCGCCGCGACCTCGAGCGTGTCCGACCTGAGCAACGACGCGGCCTGGGCCGCGCTCCTTCCTGTTGCTGTCTCTGTTGCCTTGATCGCGCTCGGCATGGTCAAGCCCCCACAGGTCTGTCGACCGCCTCGGCCCTGATCTCGACCGCCCGATTCCGCTGGGCGTCGCTCACCGACTCTATCCGCCAATCGTGACCATCGAACCGGAGCCGGTTCTGTGCGCTGACCTCCTGGCCGTGCCTGATCGTGAACAGCGCCGTCATCTTCGTTCGCTCGTGGTTGTCGGACACACCCTCGGCGCCGGTCGCGGGTTCGTACTTCGCCCACACAGTCGCGGCCTCTGACCAGCTCTGCGTTTCGGTCTCGCCCCCGATCCCGTCGGCGGTCACCGCCTCGAGGATCGTCACGCGACGGTCAAGCTCTCCGATTCGCCGGTACGCCATGACTCACCAAATCGCGACGATGTCGTCGGCCGTCGTGCTCGTATCGAGAACGCGGGCGACGCGGATCGGGAGCACGGTCCCGGCCGCGACGTTCTTGAACACGATCGCGCTCCCGGTCGTCGCGAGGTTCACGGCGACGTCGCCGGCGGTCCCGACGTACAGCGCACGCGCGAAGTCGCTCAGATCAGTGTCGTCGTCGGGTGTGACGGCCGCCGCGTTGTCCGCGGGGGCCTCGAGCCCAGCCTGGTAGCCCTCAAACTTGTCAGACATCGACAACTCCTAGCTCCCCGTTCGGGATCTTGTGTCTCATAATCAGCGTCCCCACAGCGTCGGGGACCTTCGACGCGATCGTACCGATCACGACCGACTGACGGTTCTCGTATAGGTGCCCGATCAACAGCATCGCGGCGCTGATCAGATCCTCGGGCACGTTGCCCACCGTGCTCGGGCCGGCTTCGTAGCGGACGCGAACAGCGTCGCGCCTGTCGGCCGCGTCGCCGGGCCAACACTGAGCGTCGTCGGCGAGGAACACCGTCGCCGGGCGACCGCTCCCCTCGAGCGCGTACACCGTACCCGCGAGCGTCTGCTCGTCGCCGTCGGTGTCGATGTAGGTGATCGACGTGACCGATCGAACGGGGGACCTCGGAAGCGCGAAATACCCGCCGCCGAGCGGGAACCTGGGGACCCTCAGCTCGAGGGTCTGTGGTGTCATCGCGATGCGAGCGTGCGCCTCGACCGAAGTGATCGCGGCGACGATCAGCCGGTCGATGAGATCGTCTTCGTCAGATCCCGAAACTCGAAGGTGGGTCTTTGCGTCCTCGGTTGCGATCACGCCTGCGACGGTGTTCGCGATGATTTCGACAGCCCAGGTCAGGGGTCTCATGTGAGCCCTCCTCAGGTGGATCGGGCGTCGTCCCCTTCGCCCTGGTCGTCCTCGTCAGCGTCGGCGTCCTCGTCCTCGTCAGCGTCGGCGTCCTCGTCCTCGTCGGCGTCCTCGTCCTCGTCCTCGTCCTCGTCCTCGTCGGCGTCCTCATCGGCGTCGGCGTCCTCATCGGCGTCGGCGTCCTCGTCCTCGTCGGCGTCAGCCGGCGGAACGACGCGAGGGTCTCCCGTGTCGTCGACCTCAGCCGCTTGGGTCGAGGGGGCGTCCGTGCCCGCCTCACCGTCCTGGTTGAGCCCCAAGCGCTCGCGAGTCTCGTGATCCAGCTCCCACCCCACCGCCTCGGCCTGATCGCTCGCGACGTACCCCGCCGCCTCAGCCTCGGGAAGATCGACCTCCTCGCCGTACGCGACGTTCAAGGTCTTGCCGATGAGCTGCGTCAGCATCTTCACTCTGAGTGTTGCCGTCATGGTCCTGGGCTCCTGCGTTGGTGGTTTGGAAATCGCCGCGCCCGATCTCTCGGGCGCGGCGGTTGATATCAGATCAGATTACGCCGCCGCCTTCATGGTGAGCTTCTTGATCGACTTCCCGCGGCCGATCATGTGACGCCCATCGTTGCGACCGAACATGACGAAGCCGCGCATGAACTTGGTTCGGAGCGAGTCGTCGATGTCGAGCAAGACAGGCGCGAGCGCCGTCCGCCACCAGTAGGTCGAGTAATCGCCGAACAGCATCACGTCGTTGCTCTCCGCGATCTCGGCCATGTTCTGATTGATCACGAACGGACGGCCGTTCAGCGTCGGCGCCACACCCGCCTGGAGCGACGGCTGCCACAGCGGTCGGCCGTCGCCGTCCTTGAGCTTGCGGAGCTGGCGGCTCGTCGTGTCGTGGTACATGAACTTCGCGCCCATCCGGTACGCGGGGTCGACCTCGTGCTCGAGATTAATGATCTCGTCGTAGGTGATCGCCGTCTCGCTGACGGTCGTGACCCCCGCGGCCGCCGCGGTGACGATGCCCTCGGGTTGCGACGTGCCGTTGCCCGTCGTGCCGCGGAGCGAGAAGATCCGACCGAGACGCTCGCCGAGCGCCTTGGTGACAACGTCCCGCACGTTGACGCCGGAGTCTTGGAGCAAGACGCGCGAGATCGGAACCATCTGTGACGAGAACAGGAACGCCTTGAGGGTCGTCACACCGAAATCGAAGTCCTGTTCGGTCGCCGCGGTGTTCTCGTCGAGCTGTTCGCCCATCTGCGCGGTGTCGTCCATCGTCGGCATCGGGAGGTCGGCGCCCGTGGTCGTGGGCAGCACCGTGACGCCGGCGTCATCCATCCAGTTGTGTTTCTTCATCGCCACGTCGACCTGGTCGATGAATCCCTCGGGGATCGTGTAACCGCCGCTCGCGTCGGTACCCGCGACAAGCGCCCGCTCCTCGGGGGTCAGCTCACGCGCACCCTCGCGGAGAAGCTGCCGCTCCTCCGCGTCCAGATCGCTTGATCCCCGGCGAAGATACATGTTAAACGCGTTCTGGTACCTCGTCGCCCGCTCCTCGTTGCCGCCCTCGGGTGTTCCAACGGGTGTCGTGTGAACACGCCCGCGGTCCTCGGTGTCGCTGAGCTGGAGCTGCGATCGGATCGCGTCGATCTCTTTCTGAGCGCTGAGCGCGTCGGCCTGGTACTCCGCGACCTCGCGGTGCTCGTCGGCCGTCAGGTCACGGGTCCAATCGTTGTCGCCCGCGCCCTCGCGAGACTCATCGTGGTCGCCCTGCGCCCGAGCAAAAATCTCGTTCGCCCCGTCCTTCGCTTTCTGCCGGCGCGACTCGAGCCCGTCCAGCCGCTTGCGAAGCTCATCCTTGGTGATCGTCATGGCATTTCTCCTGTTGTGCCTGGTCGGGCCGCGACTGTCGCGACGCCGGATCTTACCACAGCTCGACCTGTTTCGCCATCGCTGACAGCGTCCGCGCCCGTTCCGGGGTCACGCCTCGCGCCTCGGGCTCGGCGCCGCCGCCGCGGAGATCCGAGCGGACCTCCGCGAGAACAGCCTCAAACGCCCTTGATTCCGACTCGACCACGCTGGTCGGGTACGCCGGCCAGGTAACCGGGGAGACCTCCGCGAGACTGGCTTCCTTGACCGTTCTGATCAACACGCCGTCCTCGTTTTCTTCCCACTTGTCGTCGATCGCGCGGAATCCGAAGCTCATGCCGTCGATGTCCCCGCGGGTGATCGACGCGTCGATGTCCCGGCCGTACGTCGTGTCGGGAAGGTCACACTCGAAATACAGACCGTCGGAACGGTCGTCGAGCCTCAGTGTGCCAGCGCTCACACGCCCGAGCACGTCGCGGCTGTCGTGGTGTGCGAGACAACGAACGTCGTCGCCGCCCGGCTTCACGCGATCGCCGAACGCGCCCGGATCGAACTTCTCTCGGAAGCCGAAGATCGGAACCGACAGCTCGTCGTAGGGGACCGCCCGGCCGACCAGGACGCGCGTCCCTCCCTCGGCTTCGCGGACCTCGACCCTCGTGGTGATTTTCCTGACCGACTTGTGCTCGCGGATCTTCGGGTGCGTCATGGCCTTACTCCTCGGTGTTCTCACCTTCGTTGTCACCGTCCTGGTTCGGCGCCGAAGTCGGCGCCCCCTTGTCGATGATCTTCGCGATCATCGCGTCAGCCTGATCAGCGTCCGGCGCCGGCATGACGTTGACCGGGATCGTCGGGCGCGAGCCCATCCCGTTCGTGTGCGGGTTCATACCCTCGAGCGCCCGGATCTCGTCGGACGTGATCGACCCCGCCGCCTTGAGGTTCTTGTACCCCTCGGTTCGCGCCTTGAAATCGCCGCGGAGAATCTCGGACAGGTCGATTCGCACCGAGAACCTGTCGCGCTCCCCCGGATGAATCAGCTTCCTCGTCAACTCCTGCTCGAGCTGTTTGACCCACGGCCTGAGCGAGTCGGTCACCGCGTCGATGTTCTGTTGCTCGATGTTGTTGAATGACGACTTCTCGAGACTCCCGATCTTGTGCGGCGGCACCCGGTACAGCCTCGCGATCTCCTCGACCTCAAACCGCCTGGTCGCGAGCAGCTCAACGTCCTCGGCGGTCATCGACCAGGGGACCCATTCGGCGCCGTCCTCGAGGATCAGCGGCGTCGTGTTCACCGACCCTGGGTCGCTGCGCTGACGGCTCAGGTTTCTCTCGAGCGACGCCATGAACCGCTTGTACGCTGTGTCGGTCAGCTCGCCTGGGTGCCTCACAATGCCGGGCGGTTTCCCGCCGCCGGCGTACAGGTGGAACGCGTAGCTCTCCGCGGACCTCGCCACGTTGATCGTTCTCGCCGCGGCGCGGATCGGCGAGATCCCTTTGAGGTTGTCCGCGAGCATCATCGTCCGAATGTGAACAACGTCGTTCGGCGCGAAGCGTGAGCCGAACGGACGGTCGACGCCGCCCAGCCCGGTGAACTCGTACACGAGCGACTTGGGGAACAGCTCGTTCGGGTCAAGGTACTTCGGCGTCACAAGCCGCGGATCATGCAAGCGCAGACCGATCGGCTGTCGGTCGCCGTCGAAGTTGATCAGCGCGATACCGTTCCCGTGAAGGTTCGCCGACACGAGGAGCGTCTGCATCATCGTGTATTCCGGGCACAGGTCGCACGGGTCGCGAAGGAACCTCGCGACGGGATGATCGTGATGCTTGACCCGCTCGGTCTCGCTCACACGCTCCGCAACGAAGACCTCGAGCATCCCGATCGAATCCGCGAGGTACCGAACCGCCGACCATACGGCGGTCAGGTTCAGCGCCGTCGTCTCGGTCACCCCCGCCATTTCAGGACCGCCGCCAGAGAGAAGCCCGTACTGCCTGAGCAGGTCCGCGGCCGTGGTCTTCGTCGAGATCGAACGCTCGGACCACTCGCCGAGAACGGTCGAGACCCCGCCTCGGATTCTGTCAACCAGGCTGCGCCGCGTCTGTGCTTGTGTCATCGCCTCTGAGCCCTCGGCTTTCGTACACGCTGACCGGGGCTCGCCGCCGCAGCATCGCCCTACTCAGACCCATGATAAGCGAAACGATGCCGTCGATTCGCTCGGGGCTCTTTTTCTTGCTCGGCTTGATCAAGCCGCCCTCAGCTTCTTCGGCGACGACGTTGTCCGCCATCCAAGACAGGACAGGGTTCCCGTGGTGTCGGAGCTGGTGCGACACGACCGCCCGGATAAACGCCTTCGACGGGGCGTTCAGCGTCGTCACACCCTGCCGCATTTGCAACGCCTCATAGCCCTGGTCCTCGAGGTTCTGGATCGTCTCGAGCGCGTTCCACGGGTCCGCCGCGATCTCCCGAACGTCGGCGATCGACGCCCAGCGGTTGATCTCACGCCGAAGCGATGCGGGGTTCATCGCGCCGCCGGCGGTCTTGTAGATCCATCCCTCTTTGATCCATCGTGGGTAGGGGACCTTGTCACGGCGTGCGCGGACCTCGGCGCTCTCGGCGGGAACCCAAAACGAACACACGACATCGAACACACGGCCGTCGCCGATCACGTCACCGTCGGCCTCGTCGTCTTCGTACAGCGACGAGACCTCGCGGAGACGGTCGAGCGTCGCCGCGTCGTTGGGGTCGTCCGGGTCTGCGTCTCGAGGGAACACACCAACAAGCGCGGTGATGTCCTGGGTAGAGCTCATATCGAACGCGAGGTAGCCCTCGCGACCTGCCATGTCCTCGATGCTCACGCCCGGTGATCCCGTGCACGCCTCCCACGCGAGCGACGGAATCCAACGCGCGACCGAGCCGACCCACTGATTGAGGTAGTACCGACGGAACGCCGACTCAAACGACGGCTGTTCGATCGCCTTCTGGCACTCCTTCGCAAGGAAGTCCTCAGAGATCGACACGCCCAGGTTCGGGTTCGCTTTGCGCCACGTCTCGGGGTCCCTGAAATCGTCGCCCTCGTCGGCCTGGAACACACACGGATAGAACGAGTAATCCTCCGACTCGCCGGCGAGCACCCTCGTCGCGGTCTCATACTGGTCGTAACAGATCCCGTTTTTCTTCACGCCGGCTGTCGTCGTGATCACGGTGAGCGGCTGCTCGCGTGCTCCCGTGCCCGTCACGAGCACGTCGAAAAGCCGGCGGTCCTTGTGCTCGTGAAGCTCGTCGATCACTCCGCAATGGACGTTCTTCCCGTCCTTGTTCGTCACGTCACCTGACAGCGGGCGAAGCACAGACACCGACGGCTCGTGAACGATCGCGGTCGTCTTCGGGATCAGGTTGCTCGACAGAAACTCGCTCTGTGCGACGATGCCTCGAGCAACGTCGAACGAAAGTTTGGCCTGGTCTTTGTCGCACGCAGCGAAGTAAACCTCGGCGCCGAACTCCCCGTCGGCGCACATCATGTAGATCGACAACGCCGCGGCGAACAACGACTTCCCGTTCTTGCGAGGGAGGAACAGAAAAAACGTGCTGTACCTTCGGAGCCCCGTCTTCGCATCGACCCAGCCGAAGACCTCGCGTATCGCCGTCCGCTGCCACGGCTCGAGCTTGAACAGTCGCCCCGCGAGCTTCCCCTTGACGTGCCGAACGAATCGCTCGATGAACTCGACGGGGCGATCGGCTCTCTCGGGGTCGAAGTAGAACAGCCGGCATGGTCCGCCGAACGGGTCCGGCTTGATCTCGACTGGCCTGAACGATTCGCGCACCGTGCGCGTCGTCACCGTGTCGGTGTTCGGGGGGAGCCCCGGCGCTCGACGCTCTGGATTCCACGCCACCACGCCGAGCCCCCGTCAGCTCGCCGAGCCGGTGAGACGGAACGGCGTCGTTGTCTCAGTCGGCGTCGCCGGCGCGTCCGGCTCGGCGTCGTCGCGGGGCGTCTTCGGCGGACGGTTCCCGCCCCAGGTCGTGACCTTCGTTCGGGCGCACGGCGTGAGCCCAAGCTCTCGCTCGAGCTTGATGCACTCGTCGGCCGCCTTCATGTACGCAGACAGCGCCGCGGAAATCTGACGCGACCCGGTGCTGTGCTTCATCGTCACGCCGTCGGTCTCGACCAGCTCGGCGGACCGCTCGAGCACCGCGAGCGCGACGGCGTATCGGCCGACCACGTTGACGTCAGCCTCCCCGAAGACGCCCATCCTGAGGAGCATCGGCGTGATCCGGTTCCAGTGTCCCACGGCGTCGGTGACCTTGCTCACGAAGCTCGGCGGGGTCCTCTGGACCTCGGGGCCGGCGTAGTCGACAGCCGGCCCGTCCTCGCGGTTGAGGTTCTTCTTGCTCGGGTTCCCCTCCCGCTCGTGGATCTCGTCAGGCTTCCTGGGCGGCACCGCAAATCTCCTATCACGAGGAACTCGATCGACCCCTGTGGATCGAATCACGCCAGCATCCCCCGGCGTCATCATACCGAACACCCCCCCTATCCGTGGTCCCGGTCTCGCGCACGTTGCCCCGGCGAGCGTTCCCCTTTTTCT